CTATCTTCTATATTCAAGATGAAATCAATAGACTAGAAGGTAAATATGACAAACGCAGAAATAGAAATCGTAAAACACCTTGATGAAGTAAACAAGGTTGTTGAAGAATATTTAAAGGGTAACGATCCTACAAGGATTGCCAAGACCTTAGATTTGCCACGCACTCGTGTTGTTGCACACCTTAACGAGTGGAAGGCTATGGCTTCTGCCAACGATGCTATTCGTGCTCGTGCCAAAGATGCTCTTGTTGGAGCAGACGCACATTATACAAAATTAATTCAGCAGGCATATGAAGTTATTGAAGATGCCACAACAACTGCTAATCTTAGTGCAAAGACCGCAGCCATTAAACTTGTTATGGATATTGAGGCAAGAAGAATTGACATGCTACAAAAGGCTGGACTTCTAGAAAATAAAGAACTTGCAGAAGAAATGGTTGAGATTGAAAAAAGACAAGAGGTTCTTGTTGGAATTCTTCGTGATATAGCATCTACCAATCCAGAAGTGCGTGATCTTATTATGCAGAGACTTTCTACTATTGCAAAAGAGGGTGAGGTAATAACAGTTGTCCACAATGTTCAATGATTTTCTTGAAGCCCTTCAGGATAATCCATTTGAGGAAACTCCAGTAGATGTAAAAACATTTGTTGAGTCTCCAGACTTTTTAGGTCAGCCACCGCTGTCTAAAATTCAATATGACATTGTTGAGGCAATGAGCCAGATCTATCGTAAAGAGGATCTGCAAATACTGCTTGGCGTAGAAGAGGGTAATCAGCACTATTCTAAATATACTAAGAATGAGATTATTCTGCAACTTGGAAAGGGTAGCGGAAAAGACTTTGTATCTACAGTAGCATGTGCATATGTAGTATATAAACTGTTATGTCTAAAAGATCCTGCTAGATATTATGGAAAACCATCTGGAGATGCTATAGATATTATTAACGTTGCTATCAACGCAGAGCAGGCTAAAAATGTTTTCTTCAAAGGTTTTAAAACAAAAATTGAAAAGTCTCCATGGTTTGGTGGAAAATATGAAGCAAAAGTAAATTCTATTGGATTTAATAAATCAATCACAGTTTATTCTGGTCACTCTGAGCGTGAATCGCATGAGGGTCTTAACTTATTCATGGCGGTACTTGATGAGATTTCTGGTTTTGCTACAGAAGTTGGCACTGGAAATGATCAAGGTAAAACTGCTGACAATATATATAAAGCATTTCGTGGAACTGTAGATTCTCGTTTTCCAGATCTTGGCAAGGTTGTTCTTCTTTCATTCCCTCGTTATAACGGTGACTTCATTTCAAAGCGGTATGAAGAAGTAATTATGGAAAAAGAAGTAATAGAAAGACGACATAAGTTTATTATCAATGAAGAATTACCAGAAGGACCAGATAATGAATTTGAAATAGTATGGGAAGAAGAACATATTCAATCCTATAAATATCCTAGAATGTTTGCTCTTAAAAGACCTACATGGGAAGTAAATCCTACTAGAAAAATAGATGATTTTAAGATTGCATTTTTAACTGATCTTGGAGATGCAATGATGCGTTTCTTGTGTACCCCAACTTATTCGTCTGACTCATTTTTTAAACAAAAAGAAAAATTAGAAAAATGTATGACACTTAGAAATCCAATTGATAATCATAGAAGATTTGATCCAGGATTTAAACCAGACCCAGATAAAGTTTATTATATACATGCTGACCTTGCACAAAAGCATGACAAGTGTGCAGTTGCAATAGCACATGTTGAGCGTTGGGTTAATATTCAGGTGATTAAAGATTATGAGCAGGTTGCTCCTATTGTTGTAGTTGATGCGGTTGCTTGGTGGGAACCAAAAGTTGAGGGCCCAGTAGACCTATCTGAAGTTAAAAAATGGATAATAAATCTTCGTAGAGAAGGTTTTAATATTGGAACAGTTTCATTTGACCGTTGGCAATCATTTGATATTCAGCAGGAGCTAAAGGCTGTAGGTATGAGAACTGATACTGTTTCTGTTGCCAAAAAACACTACGAGGACCTAGCCATGATGATATATGAAGAAAGAATTGCAATGCCCATGATTCCTTTGCTTCTTGAGGAGATGAGTGAGTTAAAGATTATGAAAAATAATCGTGTAGACCAACCACGCAAGAAGTCTAAGGACCTAGCAGATGCCGTTTGTGGGGCGGTATTTGGGGCAATCTCGCATACAAGTAGGGACTCTAATCTAGAAATTGAGGTTCATACTTGGTCTTCTGCCTCTCGACTTGCACAAAAACAAAGAGATATGGTAGAATTGGATTCTAAGGAAATTCCTGAAGATGTTCAAGAATACCTTGGGGAATACAAACTAATATAAATAATGAATAATACAAGGAGAAAAATGAATTCATTTAAGAAGATCGCTCTCGCCATGGTTGCAGCCATGACACTGGGCACACTTTCTGTAGCGCCTGCAAATGCTGCAGTTATGACCGTTGCTTTAACAGTTGACGGAAATGCCCCTGCGACAGCAGGAACATCAGTAGCAACCGCAGTTGCTCTGCCAGTACCTTCAGATAATACTGTTGATGCAGCAGATGCACTTAAGATTGTTGCAACTGTAGATACAGGAACATCTGTAACAGTAGAAGCAACTAACGCATCAATCGTTGCTGCTCTACATGCTGCAGCAGCGCCAGTAACATCTGCTTCTGGCTCTGCATCATTAACAACTGCAACTGGTACTGGAACAACCGCAACGTTCTATGTATATACTAAAACGACTGCAGTAGGTACCGTTGTTGTTAAGAATCAGGGAACTACCCTAACATATTATGTTCAAGGAACTGCTGGAAAGATTAATACTCTTTCTGTAAGCGCACCTGCAAACGGTGCTGCTGGAACTAAGCAAACAATTTCAGTAACTGCTACAGATGTATTTGGAAACAAAATATCTAGCAAGTCAGTTACTGCACGTGTTTTTGGTTCAGGTGGAACACTTGAGACAACAACTGCTACAACTGGTGCAACTCTTGCAACTTTTGGTGTAGCAGAATTCAAGCTTACTCTTCCAACAACATCAACACGTTCTTTGGTTGAGTTTTCATTGACAACCGATAGCGATGGAGAATCTGCAGACGTTACTGGTCTAACAGCACGTACGCTTGCTCCATATGCGGAAATTGCAGTTCGTGATCTTGCAGCAGAACTGAAGGCTGTAGAAGATGCACTTGCTGCTGAAAAGGCTGCACGTGAGGCTGACAAGGCTGCTGCCGATAAGGCTGCTGCTGATGCTAAGGCTGCTGCTGATAAAGCACTTGCTGATGCTAAGCTAGCATCTGATACAGAGATTCTTTCTCTTAAGGCAGAAATCGTAACACTCAAAGCTGATGCAGTAACTGCTAAGGTTGCTGCTGATAAGGCACTTTCTGATCTTGCTGCTGCTAATGCTGCAGAGCTTGATAAAGTAAAGGCAGACAATGCTGCTGCTCTTGCTGCAGTTAAGGTTGCATTTAACAAGTTGGCTAAGAAGTGGAACAAAAAGAATCCAAAAGCAAAGGTTGCTTTAATTAAGTAATCTAAACTTAAAATTAGAGTGGGATGAAATATTCCCACTCTTTTTTTATTTAATGATATAATTATTCATAGGAGTGCCCCCAATTGAATAGTTTATTTAGGTTAGTTTTGTCTGCAATATTAGGCTTTGGGTGGTTATTTTTAATCCCTGCACAAGGAAATCCAGACCCATTAACACAATCGGCAAATGATATTGTAGAACTTAATACAAATATAGAAAATCTTGTAAATAAAACAGCAACTCAGGCCCTTATAGATATTGCTCAAAGTAAATATGACGCTGCAGTAACAGCAAAGTCCGATATGGACAATAAAGAAGCCCTTGTAGAAATAAAACAGGGTAATTATAATGCAGCCGTACAAGCAGAAGAAACAGCATTAGAAGAAATGAATTTAGCCCAACAATCAGTAGATGGGCAAACAGTAACAGTTGCTACAGCCTTACAAGATAAAAATGATGCTCAAGACAATCTAGATATAGCAAATATTAATTTTCAGACTGCCAAAGCGGTAATTGATAACGCTGGCAATGCAGGTCTACAATATACTGTTTATTATCTTGCAAGAGACTTTAATGGCCAAGCCATTACAGACGGAGTAGTATGTACTGGAGTATGGAATTCAAATGCTATGCAGCCACCAGTATGTGGAAGATATGAAGATTTTATAGTTAGATTTACTGGGAAAATAACAGTCCCAGATCACTGGACAACTACCTACTTTGCTGGATACACAGATGATGGATTTAGAATGTATGTTGACGGACAGCTTGCCATTAACAACTGGCAGGAACAAGGATCTACTTGGAGCGCTTATTCTCCAGTTTATGATGTAAGCGAGGATAAAACTTTAGATGTAGAAATTTGGTGGTATAACGGTGGAGGCCCAGGATACTATCACCTTGGCTGGGCAATTCCAGGAGGATGGACTGGGGCAGGATGTGATTATACAGGTGGCTGGGGCGTAGGATTTAGCTGTAGTCTTAATACATTTTCTTATGGAATGGGAGCTACACAGGCACAAATTGATGCATATAATGAAGCGGTAAGTGAAAAAGCAGAAGCACAGACAATATATAACAATAAGCTTTCTTATTATAATACACAAAATAATTTACTTACACAGTATCAAAATACACTAAGCACAAAAACTTCTACATATAATAATTCTATTTCTGCTAAAGATAATGCCTATACAGATTTAACAAATGCTACAAATGATTATAATAATTCTATAGATAATTACAATATAGCTATATTAGAGATGCAAGAATCAATTATTGATGCACAAGAAGAATATCAAAAACAGTGGAATTTTGAAGAGACGCAAAGAATAGCTGCTGCTATAGCACAAGCATTAGCAAATCAAGCACAGCCTGAGCCCACTCCCGAACCAGAGCCCACACCGCAAGAGACGATAGAACCAGAGCCAACCCCAGAGCCAGAAGTACTTCCTTCACCAGAGCCTACACCTGAGCCTTCTGCTGAGCCGTCGCCTGAACCATCTCCTGAGCAAACTGAACCAGACGATCCCACTCCAACTCCAGATTCTGAAACCACAGATGAACCGAAGCCAGAACCAACTCCTCAGCCTGAGCCCACTCCTGAGCCTTCACCAGAGCCCTCACCTCAGCCATCGGATATAGATCCAGAGCCAGCTCCTGAACCAGAGCCAACTCCTGTTCAACCTTCTGTAAAACCATCACCAGTAAATAATACCACAGAAGATCTGACTAGAGTACTAGCAAATTTAACAAGTAAAGATAATATTGTAGTTAAATTAACACCAGAGCAAATGGCGGCGGTATCAAACACTTTGACTTCATTAACAATTGAAGCTAAAACAGAAGTAGCAAAAGATTTTGGAATTAAAACAGAAGAGATTGCAATAATTGCAGAATTGGCAGAGGACAACCCTGCTGTAGCCGCAGCTATAGTTTCATTTGCAGAAAAGGCAGAAGAAAATGCTGATGCGCCAATGCCATATACCCTGGCAGATGCTGTGACGGAAGCCCAAACAGAACAATTGTTGGCGGATCCAATAGGAGCATTAACTAATATAGACTTTGAAAAAGTTCTTAGCCCATCAGAATGGGGTAAAGATATGACAGATGATCAAAGAGAAAAAGCACAAGAGGTAGTAATACCAGTTATAATAGCATCAAACATTGTGGCAGCAGCCATGACTAGGAGGACATAATGAAACTGATTACAAAGGCCCTACGGGGATTTGTTAATTGGCTATGGGAAGCGGTAAAAGAGAGCATTGCCCAGGTATGGACATTGTTAGGATTTTTTATTGCTTGGCTTACCCTAACGGGAACCGCACAGCAGGTAGTTGGCGTAGCCACAGTCCTGGCAACAATAATATGGTTAATAACAATACCCCTTCGTAAAGAAGAATAATGCTATAATGGTGGGTATGCTAAGGGTATTTGGACTAATATTTTTAACAGCACTGTTATCAGGCTGTGGGTATGATGGACATTTCCGCTACCCTTGCCAAGACCCTGCAAACTGGGAAACAGCAGAATGTAAGCCACCAATTTGTACAACAAATGGGGCATGTCCAGAAGACTTGGTAGGGTCTGATATAATTAATGGAACACAGAGCGATGAAAGTGTAGTGGAGGAAATACCAAATGAGTAAGCAAAGATATTCAGCAGCAGACCTAGATGCTCGCTTGAAATTTATTCTAGGAGTTATTTTAGGACTAATTTTATTATTTACAGCGGTGGGAATTCTTTACGCCCTCATCTTTGTAACACAGCCAGTTAATGCTCAG